TACGCCATTTCCAACCAAGTAAAGGTGAGGCTATCTTTTCCTCAAAGATTACATAAGAGATACGCCCTTGAGTTTTCCCGAACAATCTAATCTGATCTGCCAAATACGCTGAAATCCGTTTGTCGTCAGATAGCCCAGCAGAAATATCCAGTCCTCTGACACATCCTGTTTTCTTATCAGGGTTGTGATCGGATTTGGCTGCTCTAGATAAGTGTGCCAGAGAAGCAATCCATCCATCACTTTTACGATCCCTGTCAGGGAAGCAATCATCAGTTTGTTCTCTTAACTGAACAGCAGCTTTAGATAACCAAGGCTTCATTAGCCAAGAATCAATTTTGCTTCGTCAGCAGTTAAACCTAAACGATCTAAAATTGCTTGGCGTTGGATTATTTTGGCTGCTAACTCAGCATCAATTTCATTTTTAACTTCATTCCATAAACCATCCAATTTTGCTTTAGTTGGTTTAGGAGTATCTGATAACCAAGTCAAACCTGAGTATTCATCTCCATTTAATGTCCACTCTTGACCCGGAAATTTGCGAATTAAAATTTTAGAATAATCAATACTCATGATGCTGTTACCTCCGAAGCAATAATTGTTAATGGTAATCTCGGGCTATTACTTCCATCTCCATCTGAACCTGATCTACCAACATACCAAGCATTTCCATTTGACTTACCTTGTAATTTATATGTAGTTGCACTTGTAGTTGCTGGACTATCAATAAATTGAAAACTTACAGTTAAAGCAGATTGTCCATTAAAATCTGCAACATAGGTGCTTCCTGCTGTTGCCTGTGTTCTACTACCTGCTGAATCTCCAAGAAAAATTGCAGTTGAATCTCTCATCGCTCTAAACATTGTTTGAGTAACTGAAGTTGGAGCAGAAAAAGAAAAAGTACACATTACTAAAATTTTACTTGATGCTGATGATGGAGTAATACTTACACTTGCTCCGGTAATATCTGTATAAGAAGAAGAAGAACTTGAAAATGTGTCAGTTTTAGTTGCAAACTTTATTTGTGTTACTGCACTACCAGATGGAGTAGCCCAACTTGGAACTCCCCCTGCAACAGTTAAAATTTGTCCAGTAGTTCCAATTCCAAGTCTTGTGTTTGTGTTAGCAGTTGATGAACGATATTCAATATCGCCAAGAGTTGTTGATGGGTTTAATGCTTTTGTTGTTGTATCAACAGATGAACCAAGCGTGCGAATAGCAGCTGCGCCATCCTTGACTAACGCGGTGTCATCCGGTGTAGTCCAGCCATAATTGGTAGTGGTTGCCATATTGTCCTTTATCTCAGGCTACGATTGTAGCGTATTCCCATGTCAATGTTGGGCTTAAAGTGTTCCATGCCTCTGTGATTGGTGTGGTATTCCATCTCATCGCCACTTGGCTATATGCCACAGGCGATAAATTAACTGTCAGAAATAGTTCGTTAAACCTAGTGCTCCATGACCAACCTTCAACATATCCTTCAAACTCACCGCTTGAAATTTGGGCAGGTAGGTTTTGGATGTTTAGAGGTTGCCCCATGAATACGCCTAACAGATTATCTCGATCACTATTGTCAATTTCTGGATTTGTGATTGGGAATGTGATGCTCTGAAATGCTGGTTGTGGAAAGGCTCGTTGGGCAATATAGTGATCTGCTACAGCTTGAGCATCTACAGCTGAATGAAGAACTGATTGAATGCTTTCGGCTTTGTAGCCATAAGTCGCAATTGAGGTTGCTGATGTTGCAGTTTTCTGAGATCCAAAGTTATTGCCATAGTTTATGTAGATGTCATTTCGAATATCACCTGACCGACTGATTGTGCTTAATCCTTGACCTAGCGCATGTCTAGCATCAAGATCAACATATCCATTGGTCAATAAGTAATTTTGACGATGATCTGCATCTGCGTATCCAATGTTGCCTTCATTGTCCTCATATAAATATCCAAATGCTGAATTGGCTATGAGGCTTGCAATGTTGTAAATCGTATCCACTTCGGCTGCTCTGTTTTCCATTGTGTAAAGTCCCGGAGTATCAATCTCGCCAAGTCCTAGATTTAACGCATTAGCCCATGTTTCAGTTGCATTATATCCTGCCCAAGTTGTAGCTGCTGGCACATCATTCCAAGTTCCAAGTAATACACTAGACAATAGATCATAAATTTGGTTGCCATCTTCATCTTGCGAAATTGTTCCTGAATACAATTCTTTTGCTAACTTAACAAGTGATCCCATTGCAAGTATTGAGTATTGGACAACAGTTGCAATTGCCCCAGTTTGACCAACGCTTACAGTTACATCAGTTATATCCCCACCAAAAATATTTACATAAGTTCCTGATGTATTTTTAACTTGAAGGACTAGGCTGTCATTGATTTCAAATGGCAAAGTTTGACCAGATAAAGCCACAAGATTGATCTGCATATAAGATGGGTTTGGTTGCTGGTAAATATCTGTTCGACCAGATTCATGCTGGATATCGCTTATTGCAATGTTTGTGTAGTCAGTTCCACCGACAGTTAATTTCCAAACTGGTGACCAAGCAGTCATTCTTGCCTACTTAACAGCTGCGCGAGATAGGTATGGATTGGATCTGGCAGCACTATCGTTTATCACTTTAGCCACAGCCCTTGCAGCACCTTCTCCATCAATAGCATTAACAGTAATGTTTGTTACGCCTTGCCCTGTTGTGTAAGTTCCACCGCTTGGTCTTGGAACTGTTGGCAATGATGATCTACTTGCTGATGGTGCTGGGTTAGGCAATGCACCTATGTTAACTCCGGGAATTATGTTTACTACTCGAATCAATTCATTAGCAAGTGATACAACCAAGCCAATTGCTTCTCTTAAGAATGTAATAAATCCTGAAATGATTCCTGAGATGGCTGCGATAGTTTTGCCAAAACTTTCAGCACCTCTTTGAGTTTCATCTAATGCTGCACTTAAACCTTCATCACCTGTTAATCCTGCAATAAATCCGTTAAGTGTTGGAATGCCTGTTTCACTTAAAAATGTAATAAATTGCTCAACAAATGGAAGCAATGCTGTTCCTAAACTTTCCTTTGCCTCATCAAATCCAACCCTTAAACGATCGATTTTGCCTTGAAAAGTTTCTGCGTTTGTAGCTGCTGCGCCACCATAAAGTTCAGATAGTTTTGCTTGAACTTCGGTAAAAGATAATGTTGAAAGTTCGGCTTTAGATAATCCAAGTCCTAATCTACCAAGAGCTGTTGTGTTGCCATCTTGAGCACGACCCAATGCATTTGCAACTGTTTCTAATTCAATGCCTTTACCTTTTGAAATATCTAAAGCAAGACCTAGTAATGTTTGTGCTTCACCTGTATCTTTTGTAGATACTGCTAATCTCTGCATCGCTGGGCGAAGCTGATCATCTGCAACGCCTGTGGCTAAAGATGTTTGCAGGATAAAATCCTCAGTTGCCTTTATTTGACCCTCTGTTGCCCCTGTGGCAGTTCTTAATGCAGCCGCCAATCTAAGTTGTGCAGCCTCATCCTCTATCGCAGCCTTGACCCCATCAACGGCTAATTTAGCACCATAAGCAGCGGCAGCAGCGGCAGCAACTGCAAATGCAGCAGCAGCCTTCTTTCCAAATGCACCTACCTTATCGCCAAATGTTTGTATCTCATTATCGGCGTTCTTTAATCCTTTTTTAAGATTATCAATATCAGCAGCTAAAGATAGCGTTAAGGTTCTACTTGCCATCAGCCCACTCTTTTCTTATTTCAATAATTATATCTTCAAACTCTTTAATAATCGTTGGTTGTAAATGTCTAATAGTTGGATAAATAAACCAACCTCTAGAGCCAGCACCTTTACCCATTCCGCCTGACCAACGCGGGAATTGTGGGTATCTGTTTGAACCAAATTCAATAGCTGCGCCAATACCTTTACGATTGCCTACTGCATCTTGACGATTATTAAATTGAGTTGTTGCTCCACCTGAAAATTTTTGTCCAGCAAATCCAAAACTAATTTCACCTAGCAAGGATGATGCTTTAACTTTACCACCTTGAGCAACACGATCTGCTGCCTTGCCACGAGATGAAGCAATGCGTCTAATCTCATCTAATTCTCTTTTTGCAAGTTCTTGAATTCTGCGTTTTGTTTCATTGACAGCAGTTTCACTCATTGTTCTAAGAACGGCTGCAAATTTATTGAGTTCGCGTTTATCGTAAGCAATTGAGCGTTCGGTGCTAACTGCCATGTCGCGCCTCCAATATCTCTATCGCTGTCAATATGTCTTCTGCATCAACCCATTCACTCATTGGTATTCGTGTGGCTATTGCCAACTCAACCAATAATCTGCTTAGGCTTCCTGCTGGATGACTTTTGGGTCTGCATCACCGACTATTACATCGGCAATAGTTTCCATCCAAGCCTCAAATGGTTTAACTGGTTTTCCAGCAGCTTCACGCTTATGAGCGTTGTATGCTAAAAACATCAGATCCCACATTCCAAGTTTTTCTTTTGCTTGGCTTATCGTATGACCCGTTGATTTTTCCCACTTAGCCCACTCAGGCGGTTGGGCAATATAAGTTGCTTGCTCGCCTGAGGTGTATTCAATTGTAATTGGTAACTTCATTTTTGCTCCCGTTTCTATTTCTTAACTAAATGTTTCTGTTACTGCACCCTTTGATACTGTAAAAGTAAAGGAAACAGTTTGAGCATCAACACCTGAACCACCAGCAGTTGGAAACTCCGGCTTTACTGGGAACACAAATTGCGCTCCTGATGCAGCTGTAAGTGTCATGCTGATATCTGTATCTGGTGCAGTTTCAGCAGCAGCCCATAAAGCCTCGCATACTGAGTTAGCCTTACCCCAGTCTGCCAACATGTCTAACTGGAATGTTGCGCTGATGTTTGTGGTTTTGTAAGCCTCGCCTTCGAGCGTCTGATAAACCTGACGATCATTAACTTTTGTTAATACTGCATTGGTCGCTTGTGCTTGAATATCTGTTCCACCTGTGAAAGATAAACCAACATCACGACCGGTAATTACGACTGTTGCCATGATTTCTCCTTATATTGTTTGCGTGTAGTAGGTAGATACTCGAACATCTGCGATAAGCAGCGTTGATGCACCAACTTGGGTAACTGTCGGTCTTTCAACCGAGCTGACAATATATCCAACTGGAATTACTGCCAGAACACTTATGACTAGCTGCTCGATATTGTCGAGGGATGCAGGATTGCTGTTATATGCAACTGCAACTGAGATTGTAAAATTAATCTTTGCACGAATATTTGTTTTGCTAATTGTTTCGAATTCTAAATATGGGCTATCTGGAACAACCACAACTGCTGGTGGAATAACTGTTTCAGGAACGAATGAATAAACATTGCCTGCAACGCTAGATAAGGCAGTTGCTAAAGGCGTGCGGATTTGTTGAAGGATTGTTTCATTAGGCATTTATTGAGCCATGCTTTCGGTGTCTATGTAACTTCCCAATATGCCCACACATTTATTGAATAAACTTCTGCCCATCCTGAACGGAGTTGCAGTAAAATCTACTCCTTCGATTTGTCCTCCGCCTGCAAGTCTTGCTTGGAAGACTTCAACTGAAACTGTGTAGACGGCTGATTGAACAGCTGCATTTCCAACATAAGTTGATCCGCCAGAAAGGGCAGCAACTCCGGATGGG